ATGGAATACGTAGATAAATTTAAGAATATACCATACTCTATTCTTACCGAAGAACAATTTGATAGTTTAACGCCTTTTGAGCTTGTAAATAAAACCATATCAGAAGATGTTGACCAGCTTATTAAATATCATAGTAAATATGTTTTTATGAAACAAAACTTAATAGCAAGTATTGTTTTAACAACTATTATGGTATCTTTTATTGGTGTTTTTTCTTTATTTGGCCTTATCCCAATTACATTCTTTTATGTTATGTCTCAAAAAAGAAAAATGAATGTAACATGGTGTATGCGAATTTTAAAAATGAGTGTATCCTTTCTTCGTGGTTGTAGTGATGATATTATTGAAATAGATTATGTTTTTGATAAACAATTATCTAGATTAGATGGTGTTATAGATATTGGTGAACATTATAAATCTATAAAACAAGAATAAAAAAAAGGGATTTATATAAATCCCTTTTTTATTATTATTAAATTATTTATAATTATTAAGCCTTAGCATTTTTGCCAATTATACCCATTCTTTGCCAAATACTTTTCTTTTTAACTGCATCAGGAACTTCTCCTAAAGGTACATAATACATAATGTATTCACCAGATTCATCTTTTTTAAATTTAACATCACCTTCATAATTTTCTTTTGACGCCTCATTTTTTATAGATTCTTTTTGATTATCCGCTTTATCTCTATTTATATATCCTTTTCTAGTTAATCCTGTTGCTAAATTATTTAACTTCTGCATAAATGCTCCTTCGTCAAACTCTCTAATAAGTTCTATTCTTCTTTCAACCTCAGACTCACTTAAGTTATAATATTGAGAGGCTCTTTTAATTTGAGTTTCAGAAACTTTTCCATGAATGTTTTTCTTAACTTCAGGAGCTTGTTTCATTTTGTGTTTTTTAGATACAGGAGCTTTTTTCATTCCATCACCCATATCATCATTTTGTTCAGCTCCCATATTCATTTTATGTTTTTTGGCAGCGTCTTTAACTATCATCTTACCTTCTGTAGATTCCATTACAAAAGATTCCACAACTCTTTCTAGTTGTTCTTTTCTGATTTTATATCTAATCTTACTCATTTTATTTTTTTTTATTTGTTTCTGTAATTAATTAACTTATTAAAGTTATCCATATTTTCAGTTAAGAATGAAGGGTTAAAAGTTTTTGTAACTGATTCGGCTAAATCTTTAACTGATTCTTTAACCTTATCCTCACCCTCAACAGGATAAGTTTTACCATTAAATTCAAACTCAGTTTTACCTTCTTTTCTAGCTGTTTCTAATGCTCCTGAAAAAGCGTTACCCTCCTCAAGTTCGTTTTCTTTCATGTAACTACCTTCTTTCATGTAATTCATACCACCACAATCTTCACAAATATTTTCGGCCATCATACCACCACAACTTTCACACATTTTATCTTCTTTCATATAATCTACGTGTTTGGTAGCACTAGTAATATCTTCTTGGGACATTCTAGTTCCATTTTGGTTTGATTGTTTTTCCCTATCATTTTTATGGTCAAAATGTGATTGACATATATCTTTGTCCATATTATGATGATGAGAACAAAATTCATCCAAATCCATATTATACATATTACCCGGAACGTCGTTACTGTATTCTTTTAATGTAGATTCGATTAAGGTATTTAATTGTCTTTTTGTTATAATTTTTGACATAGTTTCTTTTTTATTATAAATATTAAAAAAAAGAGAAAAGGCCCGAAAGCCTTTTCTTTTTTATATTTTTTATAGATTGTCGAATGACGCTCCTGTTGAAGTTACATTGAACTCTAAAATTATGAATTCTAAAGCTGGTACAGGTTTTAAGAAGATTTTACCTCTTAATTCGTTTCTGTCGATTTCTTCAGGGTCACTTGATAATTGAACTCTAAAGTCAGCCAAACCTCTTTCTCTCTTAATGTTTTCCAAGATTGGATTAACAAGTGATAAGAATTGATTTCTTACAATTTGGTCGTTTTGTTCGAATAACAATCTTACTGCTACTGCTGAAATTAACTTTCTTGTTTGTAGTAATAATCTTCTGATATTCAATCTATCAAGAGCTGAATCAGCTATCTGTAAGTTTTTGTTACCCCAAATTACAACTCCTTGGTCAGAGAATGTAGCCATTGGGTTAATTCTTCCTTCATATAAAGTATCTCTATCAGCTTCAGTCAATTTAACTCTAGCTTGAATAGCTGAAGTAAGACCTCTTGTGTAACCAGCTGAAGCGAACCAAGGGAATGATACGTTATCAGTTAAAGCGATGTTACGTACTACTTCATATGTAGGTGGTAACCAAACGTTAACATTATTTTCAGTATCTTTTGATTGAATCCATGGCCAATAAGTGGCTGTGTAGTTAGAGTCAATATCTGCTGCTTCAAGTAAACCTACCAAGTCATCAGCTGTATAATTACTAATTGTTGAGAACCCAATACTAGTTAATTGAACAACATTGTTGTAAGTAACACCTTCAGGAGAAGTTAAGATATAAACTGAATCAGCTCTTTCTTCCTCAACCATATCAATTGTTAAACCAACTAATGAATTATTTTCTGAATAATCAATACCAGGTGTTGCTAATACGTTAATGTTTACTGCTTCAGGATTTCTAAATGTGTAGATACCTTCTTGGTATGCGTAGTAGTCAGAAGTACCTTGAGTAGCGGTAATGTTTTCAAATTCACCGTTAAGTAAACCTGCGTCAAAACCAGCTCTACCAACTCTATATCTGTCAGTATTTGTTCTTGTATCTCTATAACAGTTCCATCCGTCAAATCCTAAATAAGGTGCGAATGTGAATTTTCTAGCTTGAATAGACTGATAAGAAGTACCTTCAATACCAGCGATTGTTCTAAACGGACAACATCCTACTTCAAAAGTACCTGCTACTGTAGCTCCACTATCCATGTGGAAACCTTTTGTTGTAGCTGTCCATTGATTAGGTGATGCGTCATTAGTATAACCTTTCCAATTAAACATGTTTTGGTCAATACCAACTGTATCAGAAATACCTAAGTAAACTTTTCTAATTGTATCATTAACAATATCGTATTGTGTTTTGTAGTTTAATTGTGGTGCTAATACACCTACAGGATAATCTCTAACAACATAACCTTCATAACCCGCTGCGAATGAGTCAATTGGTGCCTCAGAGTTCATAACCATCATAATATATCTACTCTTTAAAGAGAATTCACCATCAGCGGTACCAATTCTTCTAGCGATATAGTTATCGTCAGCAGGATTCATAACAACTTTACGGAAAGACTCAATAATTGTTGGTCTTGTATCGTTGTCATAAAATTCTCTAACAAGGATATCAAACTGTTTTGTATCAGGTTTGATGTTAGCTATTGAGATTTTAATCTCTTTGTTAGCCGCACTACCGTCAGAGATAGAGATAAATTTGAATAACTTTTCAACAAGGTTACCACGTAATTCAGAAACAACCCAAGGAGTTTCAGGAGTTTGCCATTGTTGTTTATAATTGTTAAAATCGTTTGTGTATGTTACGGTAGAATTTAATCCTAAGATATATCCAGCTGAAACTAAATCAGCTAATTTGTTTGGATAAATTTCCTCAACAAAAATATAAGGGTCTCTATCAAAACAATCAGTACCAAGTACTCTTGGCATATAATCTCTTGAGGATGTGTTTAAAGAAACTTCGTAAGCAGTTACCGCACTTGTTGTGGCGTTTGTAGCTGAAAGAACAAAGTTAGCTTCTGCGTTAGTAGCTGTTGTAAGTGGGTTCATCACCACACCATTTGATGCTTGTAAAGTTCTAAATGTAAGAACATCACTCGCGTAATCACCTCTAGAACGTAACATCGCTAATGCCATACCTTCATATTCAGAATAAGAAGATGCTGAATAAGTTGTAACCGTACCAGAAACAGAACCAGTATTCGCACTAGATATATAACTAGTTTGGGTTATGTTCGCTGATGTCCCTACAAAAGAAAGACCTGTTTTTGTAAATACAATACCTTCAGGGTAAGTTGCTATATCATTTGGTATTGGTTCTGTTGTTGTTAATGTTGGTCCGTTAGGGAACAATCCTAAATTGTATAACGCTTGTACGTTAGCGTTAGAAATTGAACCAAAAGTGTTTCCTGTAAAAGATGCTGTCCATCCTGTAGTTGTTGCCGATACAATTGTTGTTGGGTCGTAGTTAGCACTTGCTGTAATTAACCAAGCCGCTCCTGCGTCATAACCAGTTAAACCAAGAATTCTTGTAACAAACATTTGGTTTGATTGTTGTAGATAACTTTTAGCAATGTAAGGTAATTCATACATTGGTTTTTTATCTTCTCCTCCAAATTTCTTAGAGTTTAGACCACCGAAAATAGCTAAGAACTCTTCATAGTTTGTAATGAAGATTGGTTCAAAAGCTGGTCCTTTAGTCGTTTCACCAACAACACCCAAAGTTGTAACACCTACTTGTTGTGCTACGAAACTTAAATCTTTTTCTGATGTAAATACACCTGGTGATACAAATATTTTGTCTGATGCCATTTTTTAATTTTATTTTTTTTTCTTTCGTTATTTTATTAATAAATATTGGTGACTTTACCAAAAATTTTATTTTGTTGTTATAACAACAAAATGAGTGTGACAAAAAAGATACTTTTGTCATACTTATCAATAAATAAGAGATGAAAAGAGATAAAAACTTAAAAATTACACCACAAACACATAAACTATTAAAAGAGTATTGTGAAAAGAATGGTTTAAAAATGTTTGCTTTTGTTGAAAAACTCATCAAAGAAAAATGTAGACCAAAAACAGATATATACGGTGAAGATTTAAATTAATAAATTTTGTTTAATGTGAATATTTCTGAATATATTGAGTTTCCTGCGTTATTAGTATTCCATTGAGCGGTGACAAGAAGTGTATTAGATACCGTAGTATCAAAAGTTGTATTATTTATTATACTAAAATTAGAACCTTCAAAGTTAGTTCCTGAATTTTTAGTATACGAAAATAATCCTCCCGAAGCAATAGAACCTATACCAGCAACCCCTAATTGTCTAATAGTGAAGTTAACATCTAGTTTCCAATGTTTATTAGTTGCCGTCTCCATTGCAATTACCCCTGTGTCCGCCAATAATACACCTGTAATGGTTTTAATTCTAATTTGTAGAGTGGATGAACCAACACAAGATAGATGACCTATTAAAACCCCATTGAAACTATCCCCAACTTGAAATCCATTTGCAGGTACAGTAATTGTCCCAATACCGTCATTTATTAATGTTGATTCAACAGTTGTTGCACTCACCGTAACACTGGTTCCTGTTTGACTAAATAACCCATAAACTCTTGGTCCAGGAATTGTTTTTACCTTAACCTCACCTGTAGATCCGTCTCTTGTTAAATAATTTGAGGTTGTTCCCGTATCTGTTGTTGGTGTTGCTGATATATTTAATGTTGTTGCTGTTGCTGATTTTAATGATGTGTTACCTGTAACCGTTAAATTTCCACTAACAGTTAAACCTGTCATTGTAGAAATATTTGTGGTTAAAGATGATTGACCTTGGTTTCTTCCAACTATAATATTATTATTAGAATAGGTAATACCAGTAATAAAAGTATCGGTAAATGCTGATAGAGGTGTATATCCTAAAGCCGTATTAATTCCTGAAGATGTTAGGGTGTATCCTGTAGATAACCCAGCTAAATTAAATGAACCACCAAGATTATTTGTAAATACAGCTGTTCCATTAGAATAGGTTGCTCCCGTTACATATGTGTCAGTGTACGCAGATAGGGGTGTATATCCTAAAGCCGTATTAATTCCTGAAGACGTTAAAGTATATCCTGTAGATAAACCATTAATAGTAACTGAACCATTTTGCCTATTTAAAGTGATTGTTCCGTTAGAATAAGTTCCTCCTGTAATATAATTATCTACATTTTGTGACCAAGAAGCGTTACCAAAAGAATCGGAAGTTAATACATAATTATTTACAGCTCCGTTAGTTACCTGAAGTCTTACAGTTTTTGTTTTACCACTAACGTCTAATCTCTCAGTAGGTGTGGTTGTACCTATACCTACATGACCCGTAGTACCACTAATAATCATATCTACATTTAATGCGGCATCACCAGCGAAAAATTTAATATTACTATTAACACCTGTCGTGGCATTACCTATATATAACTCTCTACCTGTGGAATACAAATATGCGTCGTTCGCTGTACCAACTATACCACTACTAAAATTACTACCGTTGATACCCATGTCAATGTAGTTAATTGATTCAGTACCAGTATCATTTGTTGCCACAACATCAGAACTAGATAAATTACCACTACTTTTATTAACAACATTTATTTGTGCATAATTGTTAACATTAGCTTTGGCGTTCATAATATTATAAGACAAAGTTCTACCACTAACAATTAGTGCCTCAGGAGCCAAACTATCAATAACTGTTGTACCAATACCAACACTACCACCATTTTCACGTAAATAAACATGGTTGGTATTAACATTACCACTTGGTTGTATTCGCAGTGGTGATAACCCAATTATCGTACTAGTGTATAAATTAGTACTTGCCGTTATAGTATTTGATTGTAGATTATTTAATCCAGTTAAATTATCTATTGTAGAACTATGTACAGTACCGTCAGTTTCTTCAATGGTAAAAGTATTTTCATTAGTGTATGTAAACGCAGTTACTTGTGTATCTGTAAGACCTGTTATAAAACCTGTTACCGAAAAATATGAACCATCGTTATTGTAAAAAGTTGCTGTTCCTGTTTGTGAATCATAAGTACCCCCCGTTACTTGTAAATTACTAGAAAGGATGCCTAAATTTTGTGTATAATCACCCAGGTTAGTACCAATAGTTAAATCAAAATTAATTTGGTCAAAAGTAAATCCTGTTACAGAACCATCTTGTGACCAATATGCGTTACCTAAATTATCTAAAGACCTTAACACATAATTGTTACTAGCACCATCCCTAACTTGAAGAGTGGATGTGTTTGTTTCACCAGAAACAACCAAATCACCACTTATACTTGTATCACCATTTCTATTAATAAACAATGCTTTAGGTACATTTACATCGCCAACAATATTAAGACCTATTTCAGAAGCAGTAAGATTATAACTATCATAACCTGTATAAACAGAATTTAAAACTTCATTTGTAACACCATAAGAATCATCACCCGTTGTAATCACAAAATTAGCACTAACACCCGTTAAACTTTTAATATTTAAAGGTCCGTTTAATGTAGAATTACCAATTACTGATAAATAACCGCCAATATTAACACCATTAGTTGCTTGAATATTACTTGATTTTATATTACCGTTTACATCTAAAGTTTCTGTAGGTGTAGACGTACCTATACCTACAAAACCATTACCGTTCTCAAGTATTAAAACATCACCTGAACTTATATTTTGAATATGTAATGGTGAACAAGAATTTAAATTAGACACATAAATATCGGTAATACAATCACCCGATGTATTACCACTGAATTTAATTGAGGATAGGTCTACGGAGTAAGCATTATTTGTATCATTCCTATCAAACTCTAATACATTACCATTTAAAGTAACACCTGTTGTATAATAATCAGTGAAACCTGTAATTGTTATAGTATTATCTTGACTATTTAAAGTTAAATTACCACTTGAATAAGTACCCCCAGTTACGTATGTGTCAGTAGACCCCGTAAAAAATCCTGAAACTGAAATTAAAACACCATCATTTCTACCAAGAGTTAAATTACCACTTGAATAAGTACCACCAGTCACATAAACATCTGGTGGTATAACCGAAGAAAACCCTGTAATAGGTATTGAAATGCCGTCATTTCTTCTTAAAGTTAAAGTATTAATTGAAAAAGTTCCTCCAGTTACATAAACATCGGTTGTTGGTGATGAGGAAAATCCTGTAATAGGTATTGAAATACCATCATTTCTTCTTAAAGATAAAATATCATTTGAAAAAGTACCACCAGTCACATAAACATCCGTATAAGGCAAAGAATAAGTCCCAAAAGGTATCCCTTGATTGTATATTAAGTTTATTAAAGCACTATTTGTGTTATTTGTGGCAGGAGTATTTACCCCCCCAATTACATACGTATCTCCTGTTAATGGTGTTACTATAAAATATTTTACTATATCTGGTCCACAATTACTCATTCTGTAATAATTAATCCTCTAAGTGTTATTTCACCAATCATGGTTGAATCATCCTTTACTATATTTATAATTATAACATCAGAAGGCTCAACCACAAAAGGTATGGTTGTTAAAACCCCATTCACATAAATTGTATAAGATATTATATTATCTAAATCTACAGAACTAAAACTAGTTTTAACTTCGGTAGAAAATCTTATAGAAGTTGCTGAACCAGGTAAAAACTGTATAACACATTTTAATGTTTTATCATCTTTAGCATTATCTTTAATAAACCTAGCTAAAGGTTTTGGTATCCTACTACTAGTTTCAAAAGTAACTAAAGCTCTACTGATTGCTGGTTTAACATCAAATTCCTCCGAATCAACCAAATAACCCATCAACCTCATTTCATATGTTTGTACATAAAATCTTTTTCCTTCTAAATCATCAATTTGACTTTCATCACCAATGTTTTCTAACATGACTGGGAAGTAGTGTCCTTTAATATTAACGTAAGCTTGAGCTGAAGCAAATGTTTGTAATACTTTTTGATTTAATTTATTTAAATCTCTCATTTTGTAACAAAACAATCTAACAGTATACATCATGTCGACACCTACAGGATTTGGTATTCCGTAAATGTCAGCACCTTTGCGATTACCGTCCCAAACAGGTATCTGCATATAAGGGAAATTTTTTCTTACGGGTATTTTAAAGTCGGCTGGGTTAGTACCTTTTTCGGGATTAGGTTTTCTAACAACAGAAACAAAAGGTATTTTAACATTTTTATATTTATCTGTATTTGGCCAAATTTTTGTAAATTCATTCCATCTTTGTAATGTTAAAAAATTAACGGGTACTTTTTCACCCTTTAAAACTATACCTAAGTCGTTTTCAACAAATTCAACAAAACCCTCATCTAAATCAGCAAAATCAACTGACCTAGGTAAAAATTGTTTATTTTGTTCTAAAAACTGTTCAACCCAATGAGCAGGACCACCTTGTGGGTCTATACTTTTAATTTGTAAATCAGTTTTTCTTTTTTTTGGTAATGCCATAATTTTATTTATATTAACCCATAAACTCTTCTGGGTCAGCCGTTGTACAAACTACTTTTCTATAGTAAGATTTGTAACCTAATCTAGTTTTAGTGTTATCAGAATTAATTTTACCGTCATTTGTGACAGTAAAATATTTAATATTATCTTCTTTATCAGGGTAACCGATATAATCACCGTATGTTATATCAACACCTAACTCTTTTAAATGGTCGGTAAAAACTGTAAAAGTTAAATTACCATAATCCTCATATCTCATATAACCTTCTGAATATGCTTTAGACTGTGATTCTTCCAAATTTGGTCGAACTTTAATTTCTACAGGAGGATGAAATTTAATTTCTTCTACATCAGACTCACCGTATACACTATCTGTTTGACTTTTAATCCTATCAACCCTAAAAAGAATTACAACAAAATTTAAATCACCCTCTACAAATTCTCTGGCTAGTTCATTATCAAAACCAAAATCAGTCTCATCATAAAATTTATGAACACGAGTTATTGGGAATCTTCTTTTATCTGACATTTAAGTATATTTTCTTATAAATATTTAGAAAAATCGTATTTCATTTATTTTTTTCTATTTGTTTCTATATTTAATAAGTTATGCTAGATATTGGTAAATTAAAGAATAGAAAAACTTTATTAAAACTAGAGACCTATGAAGGTAAAAATGAGTATTTAATATCGTTAAAAGAGAGATTAGAGAAGGAAAGCTCTTTCCCTATATCACCCAGTGTAGCTGAGTATGTAGAAAATAATTTTGATAAGGACCCTGTTGATGTTAATAAAGTTATTACTATAACAGAGTTTTTGGGTAAACAATTACAAGAAAAGTTTGAACTTAATCACGTACCTGAAAAAATATTTGTTGAAACTGTTTTAGGAGATACAGAAAAAAGTTATCATGTTAGGGGTAAGGTTTTTAAAAATCAAAAATACTCACCACTTTTTTATGTACCAAAAACACAGGTATTTGAGAACCTATATGATACTGAAATTAATGTTGAGGTTGATTTTGAAAAATACCAAAAATTAGATAGAAGAGGGTGGAAAGCTTTCCCACATCAAGAAACGGGAATTAAATTTCTTTTAAGTAAAAAAAATTGTATTCTTGCTGATGACATGGGTCTTGGTAAAACATTTCAATCCATTGTTTCAGCTTTAGAAACGGGAGCGGAAAAAGTTTTAGTAGTTTGTCCAGCTAATGCCAAAATTAATTGGTACCGTGAGATATCAAATTTTGTTCCTGAAGAAGATATTAGTATTTTAAAAACCGGTCATTGGAATCCCAAAAAATTTACTATCATTAATTATGACATACTTAAAAATTTTCACACCTTAATAGATAACAGAAAAAATTATGAAGAGTGGGAAATAAATAGACATTTGGTTAATGAAGGTTACGACATTATTATATTAGATGAAGCTCACATGGTTAAAAACCCTAAAGCTGATAGGACTAAAATAGTTAACCAAATAGCTGAAAGTATATCTAAACGTTGGTTATTAACAGGAACACCTATCGCAAACAGACCGATGGATTATTTTAACTTACTTAATCTTTGTGAATCACCAGTAACTTCTAGTTGGAAATACTTCGCATTTAGATATTGTGATGGTAAAAAATTTAAAAAGAAATTAAATAGTGGACAATACAAAGATATATGGTTAACCGATGGAGCTTCTAACTTAGAAGAGTTACATGAAAGAACTAAATCACTTATCTTAAGAAGAAAAAAAGAAGACCACCTAGACCTACCACCAAAAATTGTGGCACCTTATTATATTGAGATTGATGATATGAAAGGGTATGGTAATGTATTTGAGGAATATCTTGAATGGGCCAAAAGTGAAGGTAAACGTCTTGGTTCAGGTAGACACATGGTTGAGTTAGTTGTTCTTAGAAAATATTTAGCCCAAGAAAAAGTTAAACACACGATTGAATTAGCTGAACAAGCAATTGAGAACGGTCAAAAGGTAATTATATTTACAAACTTCACCCACTCATTTGATGCCTTAATGAATCATTTTGGTAGAATAGCTGTGGGTCATAACGGTAAACTGAGTGGTACACAAAAACAAAGGTCTATCGACGGGTTCCAAGAGAATGAAAATATTAAAGTCTTTGTTGGTAATCTTGTATCTGCTGGTACCGCAATTACACTTACAGCGGCACAGGTAGTTATTATGAATGATTTGGATTTTGTACCCGCTAATCACGCACAGGCGGAAGATAGGGCCTTTCGCATCGGTCAGTCAAAAACCGTTAATGTGTATTACCCAATAGCTCAAGGTACTATTGATGAAATGATGTATGAAATGTTACAAAAGAAAAAACGTGTTATTAATACAGTTGTCGGTGATGAACAAGAAGAATTTGACATCTCAACTGACTTCTTTAAAAAATTAATGGTGGGTTATTAATCCCACCATTTTTGTATATTCTTTTCAAGAAGTTTAAAAATAAGTTTATTACACCTATCTTGATTTTCATGTGCAATCTCCATAGCAATTAATTTTTTATCTTTTTCTTCAAAAGGTCTTTGATATAGATTTATTTCACCACTTACCACTTTTTTATATTGACGTGGGTATTTTTTAAAATACTCATCAAAAGTTTCAGACACTAAAGTATCTTCCATGGAATACCATTTTTTACTTTCGTCTGTTGGGATAAAATCATATTTAGTTTCATGGTAATCCATAAACTCCATACCGTAAAAATCATCTTGTTGTAACTTAATTAGTTTAGTTACAAGACGCATTATTTCAGTATCTCTTTTAGCACTTAAATGTCTATCATTACCACCAATATAATCAGCTTGCTTATTTAATTTAAATTTTAAAACTTCAAATATATAATGGTCATCATAATCACGGTCTTTCCATATAACAGGGAACCATGACCAAAGGTTTTTAACACCTTTAATAAAATCTTTATGGTAATACCTACCCTCAAATTTCCACCAAAGACCAACTTTTTCAAATATATTTAATTTTTTTCTTTCCATAAAACTTTTTTATTTTTACAAATATAACTATTTTTAATTAAAAACAAAAATAATGGAAGATAAAAATAAAGAACAAATAGAACACCCCTCACATTATAACCAAGGGATTGAGATGTGGGATTACGCACACTCACAAAAATTAGACTTTTTTGAGGGTAATATTGTTAAGTATGTTACTAGGTGGAGACATAAAAACGGTTTACAAGATTTAGAAAAATGCCTCCAGTATCTAAATAAGTTAATTGAACTGAACCAAAAGTCGTGATATTTATTGAAAAACAATAAGTATAATGATTATTAGTGAAAACATACTACAGGCTTTGTTAGTCGAAACTGGTATACAAAATATAAATACATTAGCTAAAAGATATCAAAAAGCTAAAATTTATTTTCATCAGGATTTAGATGGAGTTACTACGGCAATTGCCATGAAAAATTATTTAGAAAACAACGGTATTGAAGTTGTTGATGTTGAAGTAATTCAATACGGTGATAAAGAATTCTCAATTAAAAAACCTGACGCTAGTGGTGAGGTAATGCCTGTATTGGTAGATTTTGCTCACGGTAAACCAATGTTTGTAATACACACTGACCACCACGATTCACAAGTTGGTGTTGAAAAAAGTACGTCAACAAGTTTTAGACACTCAAGGTCAAACGTTGAGACTATCTCTAACGTTCTTTCACCATCAGACATTTTTCCATCAAAAGATATTATGATGATATCTACTGTAGATAGTGCTGACTATGCTAGATTAGATATTACACCAGATGATGTTATGAACTATGTTTTTACCCTAGATAAAGGAAAAGATTTAGAACGTAATAAAATTAGTATGGCACTTGTAACTAATAAATTATTATTAGCTTACAAAAATAAACCAAAATTTTTAGAAACTCTTGTGATGGAATGTACACCGTCACTTTTAAACATTTACCAAAATATAGTTAGATTAGCAAAAGAATATGGTTACGCCACAGCTCAAGAAATGAAAGTTAACCTTTCCAATTATATTGAGGTCCAATCAAAAAGTGGTAATGTAGAATACGATGAAGAGTATGGGATTGTAAAACAATATGGTGGGGGTTCTATGTTTAAACCAGGTTCTTATGATAGATACGTACCTTTTAAATTATACCCTAACGCCAATTTTTTAGTTATAACATGGCCATTAGGTTTATTACAAGCTTCTTGTAACCCTTATAAACAAGGTAGGGAACTTAAGGGTGTTAATTTAGGTGAAATAGCACAAGACGTTTTAAGTATATTTAAATCTGAACTAGAAAACAAAATTATATCTATTGATACTGTAAAGTATTTTGCTGAAAAAAATAAAGAATTTTCGGAAGAATCTGTTGGTTTTAGTTTTAATGATATGGTAGCTATTTTGGGTGATACTGAGAATGGTATTATGGGGTTAGATGAAATACCTAATGGTGGTTCACCAGATTATACATTAGAAAGATGGCAAAACGCCATTAAAAAAATAATGGATAAACCTTACACATCACTTTCTGATAGAGAAATTAAAGCTTTAAAGATGTTAAAAATTACTGGTTGGGATATGGTTCAGGCTAATTCTGGTGGCCATAAATGTATAACTAATATATCAGGATTAATGTATTTTGGTAAAGATGGTGTTCCGTTTTTAAAGAGATTTTCTGAAGAATTTGTTAAACAATTAAAATCTAAAATAGATACAGAATC